CCTCCACCAGACATGAGCTGCCTATCTTCGCGGAACGCACCGATACGCGGCCACCCATGTGTGTCGTCGTAGAAGTGCCCAAGCTTCCAGCCCAGACCCTCTATTTCCGTCGCAGCTCCTGACGTATCAGCACCAGTAAATTCTTGCTCTATAACAAGTAAACCACCAGTCCACTTATCGTTATCGCCTATCTGATTTGTATACGGCGATGGCAGTGAATTCGCTACACCCGCCACATCATCGATCCTACCTATTACGTAACCAGATTTCCCAGATGGCCCTACATCACTAGGTATTAACAACATCTTGCCTATATCTGCGTTAGTGAACAGTCCCATAACCGCGCTACCCAGGAAATTAGGTGTCTGCGTCCAGTCAAATCCGAATCCACGCCTGAGACCAAAAGGCACGACAGAACCCGTACCATCTAAGCCCTCAACTGCCATAGTGCCGGGTATTTCTTGGAAGTCGTCCCATGGACCGAATATCATATTTGGGTCGAACACTCGATAATCACTACTACCGTCCCTAAAAATCTGCCACGGCTTCTGATTCTCATGGAACAGATATATCGTGTCTTCGTTAGTAGTGATTCGTATATCTTCGAGATCATCCTCTACGTACAAAATAGGCAGAGTTAGTTTTTTGCGAATAGTGCCACCACTACCAGCTTCCCAAAACTCCATGATGAAGCTGCCCGTTCCACCTGCCATAGCAATACGATTCGTATTGTTAAGTGCTTCAGCTTCTGATGGATGTATGCTCACCACATATATTGGACGTACGAACGGAGTAGTCGGTGTTACACCATGATCAGCTTTCTGCAAATTTATCCAGTAGTCTGTAGCTGCGCTCAATGCAGTCGGAAGCGTTCCAGTACCTATAGGTGTAAACCTAACAGCACCATCTCCGGTAACTCCGACTATCTCACCACCTTTGATTAATATGGTGTCGTCTAGGTGCGAAAATGTTACGACACTACGCACATAGGTATAATTAGGAGCCCATAGGGCAAAGCTAGCAAAATCTAGATTAGTCTCTACCTGTGTTGCAACGGTCCAAGTCCTTACGTCATCCACGTGCACGTGGTCACTATCGAGTACTCGGATTCCCACATCCGACAACTCAAGATGATGGATAGTTCGCGTAGTTGCGACATGTGTCGCAAGTCTGTACTTCTTATCAGAATCGGGAACAGTCCAGCCGTAGTGCGCACCACCTCGCTTCGTAATAGCCCCACGCTCAGACGTATAGCCATTCCTACAGACTCGCAGCGTAGACTGATGCAACGGATTATCAATCCGTGTGGAGACCTCAGAGGATACCTCACCACTACTGAAGTGAGGCTGTATGATCCTATGTACGTTGTCTCGCGACGCCATTAGTCTAGTCTTGAATCACTCCAAGAAACCGCGTGAATATCCTCGGGCACACCTTCCTGACCATCGAGTGCCTTTGCATCTTCCAACTTAGCAGCGTACTCAGTCATCAATACCTGTTTCTTCGCGTCACTACCAGTCAGCCCTACACACCACTCCATCGCCAGGCGAGTGGCTAGAGCTTCCTTGAAAAATGGATTGTACTTACCAGGTTCAGTAATCCTCTTGATATACCGAACCTTCAGAAAATCAGGAGCTGATGCCCACTGCCGCGTATTGTCTTCCGCGTTGAGTGAACCGACGACTACGAAGTCGCCTTCTACTTGCCACCGAACTTGCTGATACACACGCCAGATACGTAGACAGTCACCTGGCTTCGCGTACCTGTGTGCATTATCTACACCCCATGGAATATCCTCAGTAGATCGAGGTAAAATCGCACGCGCCATAGCAAAGCCCCATGGTGCACCACCCATAACAGCATCACGTAGTGTGTCGTAGCTAGTACTAGCGTACTGTGTTGCCTTGGACTTACCATCGAGATTCGCGAGGATAGCTACATCTAGCTTGACCAGAGCCATGTTCACAATATCGATAGCGACGGTTGCCATTTGCTCCCTCTATCTTCACCGAAGTGGGGTGGCGACTCGCCAGGAAGAAAGCCGCCACCCCTGAATCCTCGATGCCGTGAATCACCGAGGAACGCCTTACGCCATCCTCACTACGCCGTGGCGCACTGAATCTCGACGAATGCAGCTTCCTCCATGCGCGTTGAACCGAACGTAGACGCGAGGTGTGCATACCACGCAAAGTTCAGATCTGCGCGCTTGGCGATGTTCGCCTCGTCGTCGATGCCCAGCGTCAGCAGGAGATAGCTCTTGCAGAACGCGAAGCAGCGGTGGTAGTTCGTACCACCGACGACGTGAGGAACCAACGGCTTGATGTCAGTGAGATCCACGACGGCCGACGCGTCCGTAATAGACGCGTTGGCGCGAGCACGAGCATTCGACGAGATAATGAGAACCTCCATCCCGAGGTACGAATTGATCTCACCAGCCACCAGAGCCTTCACCGTGGCGTAGTCCGACGACGTGAGCTGCGGGTCCGACAGAAGCTCCTTGAGCTGGATCTCCGTCATCACGATGCAGCGCCCGCCCTCGTCCTCCACCAGATCTGCACCATCGAGTGTGGTCTTTGCCTGGATCCACTTTTCCAGAGTCATTCCCACACTACCGTGTACGATCTGATGCGCCGGATGCGCAACGTCACCGTCTGTACCAGCAGCTCCGGTACCGGCGATCCAATCATCCCAGGTGAGAGACAGGTCTCCAGTTATCCCGAGTCGATTCGTACCGAAGATACCTCCGATACCAGCGGTACCGTCCGTCTCGTTGAGGTTACCGTTGATGAGACAGTAGTCCATCTGGCGACCAGAGGCGTAGCCGAAGTTCTTGACATACGCATTCTCGAAGTTGTTCAACGTCAGGACTTTGTCCTGATCGTCAATCGCATCACCGAGAATCCAGTTACCAAGCTGGACATTCCGCTTGCGATGTGGGGTGGCGAGAATCGGCGAAGCACCATGCCGACCCTGACCCGTTGCCGGGGTAAGGTCAAACTGCTGCTTCGACATCATGAAGGTTCTCTTGATCTGATCGTAGCCCTGAAGCTCCGACTTCTGATCTTCGGTCATCACGTACGGCCGAAGCTTGGAACCCTTTTGCTGTGCATTAAAACGCACACCGTCCTTGAACGACTGGACGAATGCGTCATCGATTGTTCCGAGACTGGGACTGGGCATTGTGAGCCCTCCGTTATTCGAGTTTGATTACTACACTCGATCTCGGATTGGCCGCACAATGCGCGGGGCCGCGATCTAAGGACTACCGTAGCTGTCCTTCTAGCTCGCCTTCTTTCGGCCGGCACGGGTTCGACGCTTGGATCTCGCATCAGTCTCAGGAGCTGTCCTATTCCTCTCCGTCAACTTCGCAAAACGGTCGTCGAATTCTCCGATCAATTCTTCCTGCCTCTCCTCTGAATTACACCGTGTTCCTAGCTCAATGTACACCTTGGCACGGATCTTGTCCAGTGTCTCGTCATCTACGTCGGGCCAGTCAGCAGCGATACCGGGCCAGTGCTTCCGTACGGTAAACACAGCCCATGCTACCGGATCCACAGACTGTGGCGTGGAGGGGTGCATCACATCTCTGAAACCACCGGACACTACGCCACCTCCCTATTACGGCCCTAGTGAAATCACGATATCAACCGGATCTCCACCATCAATGAATACCCCAGCCGCTGGATCTTGTGATATCACGTTACCCACGATGATTACGGGATCGTTGTCTGTCGTGGAATTGCCAACGATGAGCCCCGCTGCAATGATAGCTGCCTCGGCGGTTGCTTCTGCTGTGTCCACCACATCAGGCACTTCTACCCCTAGCGAAATCACGAGATCAACCGCAGTACCAGCCTTAGCAGTCGCAGCAGCTGCCGGATCTTGTGATACCACGTTACCTATGACGATTAGGAGATCTTCCGCCGATGTCACATCACCACCGAAGAATCCGATTGCGATGAGAGCAGCTTCAGCTGTTGCCTGCACAGTATCCACCACATCAGGCACGATTATCACTTCACCACCGGGGGTCGGATACGACGGCGGGAAGTGTGCGTTACCTGCATCCCCATCACCATGATCCACGTCTGCGTAGGCCAGTGAGAAGATCGCACGCTTCGGGTGCGGCTTTCGTTCTCCAGCACCGGGCGGATTCGCGGCAGACTCAGAGCTGACGAAGTCGTTCGCGTTCTTCGCCGTAGCCGGAGCAGTTGGAGGCACAGAAGCCACCTGTCGAATACCGCTAGCAAACCACTTTCCGCGTTGGATGTGCGCCCACATTTGCGTCAGACGCACGTGCCTATCTGTAGCCAGGATCGGCATCGTCATTGCTTCGCATCCTTCCTGCCACGGACAATACGGATACTGCCCCTCGGCCGTTCGAGGTTACGTGTAGATACGGACGGCTCCGGGGTCTCCTCTACCTTCGGAGGAGGTGCCGCCTCTTCTACCTTCTCTTCCTTCCGCTTCCTCTTAGCCATAGTCCCTCCTTATCGAGTGACCCCTATCGAATCACCCCATCGTCACCCTGCTCTGCTCTCAGTTCAGCAGCAGTGCCAGGATGCGCGATCTTCATCAGGTAGTCATACCGCGCCCGTATCTCGGTATGTCGAGTATGCTGGGGATCGCCCAGCATGTTGAATTCATCAGTACCGTACTTCCGCATCTGGGTAAGCTCACCCAGTGCCTCGGCAGGAGTAGGCGTACCCGCTACGTGTGAATCACCAGACGGCAAAGGCTTCGCCTCCTGTGTTGCCGCACCGATAGCAGCCATCATCTGCCGAAATGCGTGGTGCGAGGTAAGACGCACCCCGTTCTCGTCGCGAATCTGATCAATCTCCTCGTAAAGATCGGGGGCAAAGCGCAGGAACGCATCGGCTGCAAACTTCGTTCTCTCCTCGTACGCATGAGGACCCCACACCTCCAGAAGCGCCTCGGCATGCATCGCCTGAATCTGATCCTTATGCTGCTCACGACCCTTCTGAGCTTCGATCTGCATCGATGCGTCTGCAAGTACTAGACCCTCGAATTGCTTCGGGGTCATATTCATGTAATGCGCAGCTTCGCACATGCGCGCGTAGCGTGTAGGATCGATCGGATGTGCGACTTCCACGTCACCCACCTTTACCTGTACACCAGTGGGAACCTCACCATACTCAGCTACAGACTTCGGCACACCGAAATGATCTTGGAAGTACTTGGCATTGTCCTGCTCACTCGCGTCCGCCTTCAGCCGGGGGATCTTGTCCGATTCGCGGTACATTTTCTCCATCTCGGTGTACGACTTAGCGATGTCACCGAGCGGATTCGCATTCTTGGCGAAGCGATCGAAAGTCTTGAGACCACGTACCTCCGGTGGTAGCAGCTCACGCCACGCACCGTCCTTACCACCCTCGATCGTCTGGAGTGCGAAGGTAGAGGGAGTGATCTTGCCAGTATCACCGAGACCGCCCTCAGGAGGGTCTCCACCGCCGCCTGCTTCTGCGAGCCCGCCTGCCTCTACCTGTAGTATATGTCGTCGTCCAATCATTGGTCTTCTTCTCCTGGCTGGCCGTAGGCCGCTTCCTCTTCTTTCGCGTAATTTGCTACCATCGTACGCATCTCTTCGTCAGTTAGATGAGCCTGAGCTTGGAGATGCAACCACACTATTCTCTTTCCTTCATTCACTCCTGTAACATCTGGCTGTCCTGGCACCAATACCGAGTCGTAAGGCTTGCACAAAGTGACCAGATCTGCAAGGACAATCTCTGCCTGCGCTACTGTACCCCTACCACCGAAAACATCTCTGTACGCATTACGCACCCTGCGTGCTCTACTGAGCAGGCTCCTGAAATCCATTGATCATCTCCTGGCTATGTAAAACATACGTGCGACATGTGTCGCAAACTACTTCTTCTTACGCGCACCTTCCTTTACAGCCTTGACGGCAGCAGCCATTGACTCGCCAGTGCGCTTACGACGCGACAGTACACGCTGTTGTTGTTGCCACCCCAACTTATTAAAACCTGCCTTCTCCCAATTCTTACTAACTGCACTCGTCTTTTTCTTTGCTGCCATTACGCTGCCTGCGCTCCTCCTGCTCCACCTTGGAGCACCTTCAATGCAGGAGCTGCCTTCCCAGCAGCCTCTGCCACGTTAGCGAACTCGGCTACCTCTGCCTGTGCCTCAGCTGCTTCGTTCTTCGCTTGTCGCTTAGCATCACGTACCGCGATAGTCTCATAAGCACGAGCCGGGAGCTGCAGCCCCTCAGCTACGATATAAGATATCTCGTCCATATTATATGGATCGTAGAAATCCATATTGCCACCCTGCGCTGCTGACTGCTCATTAAGCCACTGCGTGAATGCGATAACTTGATTCACCTCAGGAGCCATCTGCGCAGCCATTGCCGGATTCTTATGAGTTACATGGACAGGCATACCACGTAGCCACGACGGCGTAGCAGGCAGCTTCCCATGCCGCCTATTCAGGCCGTACACACGAGATGCTTGCGGCAAGAACCAATCTACCCGCATAGCACTGAAGTTCGGCCCGAGAAGCTGAGTAGTCCGAGCAGCTAGCTCTAAAATCTGAGTAGCAGACATATACCGTTCGTCGAACGGCTGGAGCAAATCCCACAGAAATGCCTGCTTGATCTGATTCAGCACCATCTGGAACATCTCAATAGACAGCCCAGTGGATGGAGGCGGCTGGAGTGGAAATATCGGAGGCACTGAGCCCGTGAACATCGAAGGCTGGTACACAGTCTGCCCGCCAGGGAACTGACGCACTGGGCTCATCAAGCCACGATGCGGAATAGCCATCGGCGGACGCAAATCGAGCTGCGCACGGTCCAGCATATCCTTGAACATCACATTTGAATTACGCTGATCCGGCAAAGCACGATCGCCAGGGCCGCGCCCATAGTCCTCACCCGCGTTCAGCGTGTGACGAATCGCTACGCAGGGCTGCTCCCAGAATCCCTGTATAGGTCTGACGAGCCCCTTCTCTTTATCACCCACTACTACGGAGATCCACGGATGCCCACCGTCTGACTTGATCCCCTTGAAAGCACCTCTATCAGCTGGGTGGATACACTCATAGTAGATGCAATCCGCTCGATGCTGTGACGCCTCATTCGGATCAGCAGCGCGCACCGTCACATCGTTGTGGAGCATATCTTCACCGAATGCATCCACAGCCTGCGCTGGAGTATATTCATGGCGTCGAATAAAGCCAATCACTCGCCGTTTCGAGTCAATAATGTAGAATGTCTGCTGCAGAGGCCACGTAGTCCACTGCACACAATCATCATCTTCGTTCCAGTCGATGAAGAGCGCACCGCCGTTCCCGAAGCCACCGTAGTCGAAGATGAACGATCCACTCGCGCGGTAGAATCCGCCGGCAGGGTTGTTGTACGACGCCATTTGCACACGAGACACCATCTCGTAGTGCTGCTTCACGTCGATGCGATCTAGCAACTCGTGACCGGGAGGCGGCTCCAATGATTCCCAGTTAGCACCTTCCGGGATCATTAGTGCCTGGATCGCACTAATATACTGCTCGTGCGCTTCTTGGAAGGTAGTCGAATACACCTTCCGCTGGCGCGAGCGGCCCTGCGTAGGAGAGATCGAAGTGAAGTCACGATTGGCAAGCCCGAACTCCGAGATACGCTGCCAACGACTTTGGAAGTTATGACGCGAAGCGTAGGCAGCGTCGTACATCTGTCTAACGACCACAGCAGGTGTGCGCTCGGTACGACTACCTTTACTCGATCCTACGACAATTGCCATCTACTCACTCGCTGTGGTCCCTGTAGGACCACGCTTTCCCAGTGGCCCACCGATTTTGCCACCTTGGATACCCCCGGTGCGCTGTGCTTGGCCACCACTCTTAGCGCCACCAGCTAGTCCACCACTCACCGACGACGGACGTGCACGAGTCTGTGTGACCTTACCCGCAGCCAATCCCGCGAGACGCGCTGAGCTCCTCACAGATTCTTGGTAAAATCCAGCCATCTGAGCTTGTAGACGCTCAGCATCCGCGCGTCCTCTTGCTATTGGATCGAACGGCAAGCCACCCATTTATTCCCTATTCGCGACATATGTCGCAGCTTCTCCTAAGCATGTTTTCAGAGCTTCTCCTCAATGCCTAGCACAGACTGGCAATTACTGCCAATCTTCTTCGTACTCTTCCATAATCCCAGCATGGGGGTCGTGATTTGCCCCCTCTGTGGTCGCTCCTAGTATGTGCGACATGCTGAGCATGTTCCTGGGCTGCTCAGCGTGCCGCTGCATCATCCACGCCTTCCGAGTTGCATCGAGCACATGGTCATTCTCTGGGTTGATGATCCCTTCAACTCGGTGATACGACAGCACTTCTTCTCTATAGAGAGAGCACGTGTCGAACACTCGGAAGCCACCCGTAACCTTGGCTTCTCGGATCTCACGGATGCCGGCTTCTAGCCCGAATCCACCGGCAGGGTGCGTAGCATGTAGCGCCATCATGTTGAGATTATTAGGAGGATCTCGGTACTTGGAAGCGAGCTGCTTACCTGAATCTCGATCTGCGCGACCAAGATCATGCGGCCACGTTACAGGAATCTCATCGGGCGCAGCGCCACCCATCTCACGGATGATCTGCATAGACACAGATTCGCGTTCATTGACAGTACGGCGGCAGTCGGTCACGTAGAAGACTGGAAAATTCGGATCGTTCCTGTCGACAGCGCACTTGGTGTAACCATAGGGATGGCTTCCACTCCCTGGGTCGAGCGAGATGATTTGAAAGAAATCTTTCGGTATGGAAAAGGCCGGGACTGTGTATACATCTGGGGCGATGTCATACACCAAACCGGAACCGAGATGCGGGAGACCGAGTGTTCTACTTCTACGTTCATGCTCATCATAGCTCTTTTCAATCGCCGCCACTTGCTCCGGCGAAAAGTGGGTTGTGTCTTCCAGTGCGAGAATCACCATGCCCATGGTGTCGGGATCGTCCACTGTGGGATAGAAGCGCTTGACCGTCCGTGTCAGCCCCATCAGTGGGGTGAAGGTCATGTGGATGAAGCCAAGCTCACCTGGCCGCTGACCACCATCGTTGGTTCGTGTCAGCAGCTCCTTATAAATGAGATAGGGGCACTCCTCATCAGCCCACGCCCAGTTGCACGCGGCAGACTGGAATCGCAGCCGTCCCTGATCGTATGACTTGAACTTGATCGTGCTAGTACCACCACCAATATGACGCACTACCAGCGTATCAATCACATTCGCTAGACCACGCCCCATGCGAAAATCAACGATACACTCCTTAGGGATGAGCCCAGTGCCGAGAGACTCAGGCAAGCCAGCTGGGTCACCACACAGATAGCGCTGACACACGTCGCGAGTCAGCTCTTGTGACACACCAGCAACCCACCCCACGTTCTCACGCGGCACCGTGCGACCCTGCCACCACTCAGGGTAGCGCCCGGTGGTGTGGAACGAAGCTTCCTCTGCACCTGCGAGTGTCTTGCCTGAGCGGTTCGCCCCGAAGATCATACGCTCACGTAGGTAAGCGCCCATGTTGTGGAATTCAAGCTGCTTGGGATTGGGCGTATAGAGGGAGCGTTGCGCCTCTTCCATCCTGCGCTGAAGGTCTTCGATCTCCAGCATCAGACGACGATAGTTCTCGTCCTGCTGGATACCTTCGTGGGCTGATACGGTTTCGATCACTAGCCTATCTTCCCGCCCTCTTCGCCCGTACCGATGATGTGAACACTCTCGAACGTACTCCACTTATGATTATGACACCCACCGCACTGAATATCAATCTGTGCGGACTCACGCTGCTCACTAGTTATGAGATACCCACACCCGGGGCACTGCCAATGCGTTGTTGTGCTCTGAGATATACTTCTCGACATTACCCTGGCTCCTCCACCGTCGTCTTGCCCATCTTCTCGTACGCTTCGTGCATACGGCGCAGCTCTGCCTGCTTGTTATCCATCTCTTCCAACAGCGAATCGACAGAGCGGTTACCCATGGGTGTGTCATTAGGCTTCTGCTGGTGCCAGCCTTCGAGCTTGGCTAGCTCAGTGAGTGCCTTGATAGCTACTGCGTCATCAGTCTCAAAGAGGCCGACAATCACGTCCTCATCGGTCACATCGTGCTTGTGCGCTACCTGGATGTCTTGTGCACCACGACGTACGATCCGGTGGTTACCACGGGACTGCTCCACTATGTTGCGTAGGTGCTCGGTAGCCCAGAACTTCGTGGCAAGGGTCTGCGCTGTGCGGGTCTGCGCGAGTGCGGTTTGTAAATGAGTAATTCGGTCGCGCACATCGGGCCGGCTGTCAAGTGTGTTAGCCGCTTTCTTCGTAGTGGTGCGCGATAGAGGCACACAGAACACTTCGGCATATGCCTGATGAGAAGTGATGCCGTCGAGTGCGCGCCGCTGGCAGTACACTTCGTTGCGTGGGTTTGGCATCGGGCCGCCGAAGATCACAGGATCCAGGTCTTCGGGCTTGGGGGCGTGTAGCTCCGTTACGTCAGCTGTTGCCACTTGATAACCTCGTAGCTAGGGAGTAGCGGTACGCTCTTCAGCTTGCCCTTACCATCTAACACAAGTTTGTTCTGGTTTTCAGGCGAAATAGATGCGCACCTCCGCGCCACCTTTCTACGTTTACGCCGCTTAGCCACGAGTATGCTTCGCTTAGATACTGCCATAGCGCGAGCTTACGTTATTCCGCCCTCTGGGGCAAATCAGAAATTTTCAAAACCGCACCATGTGAACGAGTTCGATGGGGTAGCACGGGAGCGGGTTTTAAGCCCCCCTCGGGGCTCGGCTGCGCGAGCTTGGCACGTAGCTTGCGTAAGGCAAGAGCCATGCCATGCGCCGCCCAGCGCCCCGCTCTGGCCGCCGATAAGTGAAGTTATCAGCGGTTAGGCGTTACGCGCGTCGCGCGGGGCGCTGCGGGCGCAGCATCGAGAGCAATAGGCTACGCAGCGTAGCATCCTGATGCATGCGTCGAGGCGTGGGGATTTCCCCTGTGGGTGCAACCTCCCGGACAAGGGTTGGGTATCCAGGCTCCGACACTGCGGACCCCCTATCACTACGCGCTATCCTGCTGTAATGTTGGCATGAATTCTCATTTATATGGTGATCATACTAGTGTGTCAGTCAACACCCATTTAGTCCGCTTTCGGCGGCGACATAGTCTCAGTATCACCGCAATGTCCGAGCTTATGGGCATGAGCACCCGAGAATACCGCTCACTGGAGCGTGGGATCACCGCCACCCTACCACTCTCTATCCTTCCAGGGTTCCTCACTGGCATCGAGCGCAGGCTAGCAATGCGCGCCACGACTGCAGCCTACCGCGCCCGCAAGAATGACGAACGCAGCAAGACACGTGCCAACGCACGCAAAGCGGAGCCCATCGCACGCCCTCGCGACCGCGGCTCCCTCTAGATATATCTCAAGTATCTTGTAAGAGCTGCCGTAGAGCATCTCAGCTAGTGACAACCTCAGAATTCTGGGGTATGAATGCATTTCCATTTTGGAGCGATTTCAACTACATAGGGGTACTCAATGACAGGATTTAACTACGACGCAGCAACGATGATGAACACACAACAGGCACCCTACAGAGCCTACGGTAAGCAGCTCGATGGAACGGGCGTCGATACACGAGACGCACACGCATGCATGGCAGCGGCGAAGATGGATTGGTCAGTCGGTATCAAGCCCATCCTACGAGCCAACGCTGAAGCCGGTACGGTCGAGGTAATCCAGTCTCATGGTGAAGCTACCATTCTCGAGAGCAATAAGCCTCTCGGCATCGTTGGCGCTGGACAAGAGCTTGTCCAGAATGACGAGCTATTCAGCATGGCGCAAGCAGTCATTAATCAGAATGATGATGCTGAGCTAGTTCAGGCTGGCACGTGTGACAGTGGTGGGCGAGTGTGGGCGGTAGTCGGTCGCAAAGTAGAACGAACGGTCACACGCTCCAACGGTACGCTTGACCCTATCAAGGGTCTGACTCTTCTGGTCAACGACCACTGCGGCAAGGGTTCGTTCATCGGCCTCCCGATTCTGGACCGACTCTTCTGCGGCAATCAACTCGCTGGCATGATACGGAAGGCGAAGCGCCTCGGTATCTTCCGCATTCGGCACTCCGGCAACATGGGGGCCAAGCTGGCACTGGCCGAGCAGATGCTCCTGAACCACGACCAGTACACGACCGAGCTAGTTGAACTGTATCAGCAACTAGCAGAGACTGGCATGAGCTTGGAAGCGTTCACAGCCTACGCCGAGACAGTCGCAACCCAGATCGGCGGCGAAGTATATGAGGGATCAAGTGTTTTTGAACGAACACGACGCAGCGCAGAAGTAGCAGACCTGCGTGGGCTCTTCGCAGAGGGAGCGGGCAACACAGGCGAGACGAAGTGGGACGCATACAACGCAGTAACAGACTGGCTCGACCACCACAGGCAAGCCTATCGACAGTCTGCTGACGCGGACAAGCGAGCCGATCGGCGTTTTCAAAACGCAGTGATGCCTTCGGGTGCCACGGTGCAAGCGAAAAGCGATGCACTGCAGCTCTTGACCACGGTCCACTAAACCACGTGAGATTCAGCCATCCCGGAAGCGCAAGCTTACGGGATGAGTGAACCACACACTATCAACTCAACTAGGGGGATCCAATGAAGCATATGACAGTGAAACCAGCGTACCATCCACTCAATTGTGGATGCGTGCCCTACGTCGATACACAGTCCTATGAGGGCTGGCATCAATTCGGTTTCCAAGTGCCGAAAGGCGTCAAGGGTGTGAAGCCAATTCGCATTTCAAACAACCTACCGGGCCGAGAATCGCTATGGTGTAAGTGTGTAGTCAAAGCGGCAGCGCCCCGAACACAACGTGCGACACGTGACGCAGGTTTTGTCGAAACAGACAGAATCGTAGCTGGGCCGAAAGTAGGTTACCCAGCAATCGAACGTATCCACCCCGCGGTGGTAGCCACTAGCCCTACTGAGGTAGCAGTCCAGTCTGCTCCCGCAGTGGACCGTGAGCTATATGAGACTGCACTGCGAGTTCAGCAGAACACTGAGGCCGGACTACTTAACGATATGCTGGCCGGACCCGAAGCACAGCCCGAGACAGTCACCGTAGCAGCGCACCCAATGACACAGGGCGGGTCTCGGGTCCGCACCATCACAAATCGAGCGGCAGAAGAGCATCGAACGCAGCAAGTAAACGATCCGACACCTAGAGCACCACGAACGAGAGCCAACACGAACGAGATAGGCTCAGCACCGCAGGGGGCCATGCCTCTCGCTGAGATGATGGCGCAGCTGGCGGAGTGAGATTCGGCCACTTCGTAGGGCAGCCTACGAAGTGAGCGAACCACACTAACCCAATTGAACTAGGGGGAACTATGCGACGAGAAGAAATACTAATAACTGCTGACATGTTCGAACTGGGCGACGATGTAGCTATCGGCAAAACCGACACAGAAGCTTGGCCCTATAACTACGGTGTCGTTACTCACATCGACGCGAAGAATGTAACAATACGTAGACCATATATGCACCATGCCAATTTCAAACACTCAACGGGTGATGGTTCCAGCGTCGGCGTCATCACCTATATCGGTGTGAGTGAACATACCCTAGACAGACAGCGCAGTGGTCTCCATAGAGTAATTCGCCGAGTAGGTGAGCTACGATGAGCAAGTACACGAACGATCTTGAATAACCCGCAAGCTCACCCAGATAGAGGGCATGCCCTGCGGGGCATGCCCTCTAACCCTCTTGATCCCATAGCATAGCGAGAATAAGAGATTCTAACAGCAACGCTGCAAATACATATTCTCATCCCCTAGGGTATGACTTCGGGTCATAGCCCCTCGGGTAGAACAAAACAGGCAAGCAGGTATTTGCAGCCTCACTGTTACCTTCTCAAAAAGCTACAACGGGTAGAGCCTGGACGGGTAGAGCCACAAACGGGTAGGACGGGTAGAGCAGAACAGGGTATAGGGCTCCACGAGAGCGCCACACAGCCACTGAAGCCCGCGGTCCTCCCACGTACGAAGCCACACAGCAGCCCCCAGCCCAGCTCGAACACACAGCAGCCCCTCAAATCCAGTATACACACTATGGTGCAGTGCTCAAATCTCAAAAGTACCCACTTTTACCCGACCTCCCCACATACGCACACCACCCTAGGGGCATATGTGGTATATATACTACATAGACGTTTATACTCAAGGTGTACAATATAAGCACTATTGAGATTAGAGCACTGGGGTCGGAAGTGCTCAGTTTGCCTAATGTCCCCCCGTGTGCTATCTATTTCTCTTCCGAATCAGGAGGTTTTGTGCCTCATAAGATTACGCCTCTACTAGTAGACACAGATTCATTAACAGAGAGTGGCTACTCTGTACTAACG